GAGCAAAGAAGCAGGTCACTTGTTTAATGGCGTAAAAGATGTCGCCAAGTCATATGTCAAGTTCAGCGCGCACGTTGGTCACGCTGTTCTCAATGTCGGCAAACACCTAGTCACTGGTGCTGCGAATATCGCTAAGGGCGCGGCCCACTTAGTCGGTGGCGCGGTTAGTGCTATTGGTGGATTCTTTGGTGGTCTGTTTGGTGGTGGCGGCTCTAGCAAGCCCTCAACCCCAAATATCGGCCAACTCAACAAGATGACCTTTACTGGTGGTGCGCTGAATGTGCACATTATGGGCGTTCAGGCGGGTCGAGCACTAAACGGGCGTGCATCTAATGCCGTTGGGCGTGGTGAAACGGTCGTTCATATTGCCCCCGGTGCTTTTACTATCCAAGTTCACGGCAATATGGACAAGACCGTTGGTAGGGAAGTCAAGACCTATGTTGATGACCAATTTAAGGAACTTCACAGGCAATTACGCTCTTTAGGTCGTTAATTCTTCCAAACTAGCGATAGAGTAGGGTTCTAATGAAGACTCTGACCGCCACTCCGACTTCAGCAAATATTGACCCTAGATATTGGGTAATTAATGGCGCGCCCGATGGGGCAACGGCACAAAACGACACAACTCGCCTTAGTTGCACTGCAATCAGAACTGCTGATACCAATATCTACCAAGTCCACGTAGATAACCTCACCAAACTCTTTACAAGCCTTACAAGCCTTTCGCAAGATACGCAAGTAGCCCCATACGCCTATGTGCCAAGTAGTGCTTGGTATTCGGCGGCCAAGAACTACACCTACACCGGCGATGGCTTTATCTATGTCAACGACACAAGCGGATTCGCCCCCACACAGGAAGTGATTGTTTTGGAAGGCGATAGTCAGCAAAACTCCCCTGCTTTTTATTCAGAGTGGGGAACTGTGGGTTCGGCCGGTCAAATCCCTATCACGCAGTCAATTACCAATGCAAACTTTACAAACTCTTCCGTTATTTCTTCTCCATACAATGTGGGAAACGAAATGAATCAAGGCCTTTACTTTACTTGTTCGGGCGGAACGCCTACTGCTGAAATCACGGGAATCGTTCCCGATTGGACATACGACTATGTGGTTTCCACAACCTCAACGCAAATCACGGTCTTTAATAGCGGCCTCAATGGGAACACACCACTAGTCGGCTCGTGGCAACCCGGCCAAATAGTTTTTGATGCCAAGGGCGACTACTTAGGTCTTATTAGTGGGGTCACTAGCACGACCGCAACTTTGCCTATTTCGGGAACTTACACAACCCTTTCTTTCCAAAACCCAATAGTGGCAAACTGGTTAAACCTCACGGCGACTTTCTCTGTCACTGCCACCTCTGGTAGCAACACCGTTGTAGCAACGGCTTCTACTTTGGAAACCTACGAGCCCGTAGGAACGATTATGGGCGGCAACAAGGTTTCAGCATCGTTCTTTAACACGGTGGGAACTATCCAAAACTACTTTGCTTCTGTAGTCGGAACGGCTACTACGGCAACGCAGGGCAACCTTGTTATCAACACAACGGCGACCGTAAGCACTACCTCAACGCTAACTGTTTACACACCTATCTTTGCTTCTAGCGTTTCAGCAGACTTGGCTATTGGAACGGTCGGCTCCGTTGTTGTGTCAACCACTTCGTCGGCAACCACTATCGTATCTTCTTGGGCCACTAGGTCATCAACCCTCAATGTCTCTGCTGGCTCGCTAATGGGAACTTACACGGGTCAGCCACCACAGGTAGGTGCGACCCTTAGTGCTGGAACGGCAACGCTTCAGGGAACTAACACGATTACGGCTATCAACACCTCTGCCCTAACCTTTACTTTCACCTCAACGGTCGGCGCACCAACAGTCGCCGGAACAGTCACCGCACCTATCACGGCTACCGTAAATCAAAATGTTTATGTGCTTAGTGCCACGAACTCTGGTTTGGGAGCGCAAATCCTCTCTAGCGAAATCTCCGCAGTCAATTCACCTACTTCGTTTGTTATTGCTACAAACTCAACCCTCGCACAGCCCCTTTCCTATTCTGGTACTGGCCCATCGGAAACCGTGTCGGCGGGAGATGTCATTATGCTCTCGGACAGCGACCAACGCTACAAGGGCATAGTCACCACACCGGGAAATAACACCTACTCCGTAGTCTTAGGCCCAACACCCCCTTACTATTCCTCTATTGACCCATCACCTCTAGGTGCGAACTCTATCGGAACGAAAGCGAACATCACTAGTGTCACCTATTCGGGCGGACAACTCACCTTTAACGCCACCAACTCTTTTAAGGCGGGTCAAACGGTTTCTGTAAATATATCTGGTTCCCCATATGCGGGTATTTACCAGATTGTCTCCACTACTAGCACCAACTTTGTCGTTGCCACGACATCCACAACAACGCCGAGCGCACTAACAGGAACAGCCAATATGGTTTCGCTTGGAGATGAAACAAATGGTTTCTATGGAAGCACAGGCTCAAACATATGGTTCTATCCATATCTAAAAAACCTTATTTTCACCGGAACGATTGATACTTATCGCTCAACGCCGGTAGCCTCGTTCGTAAGCATTTCGCTAGTGAGTACTACGGGTATCACCTCACCGTTTAGTTTCCAAGCAACAGGTTATGCCAATACGATTATCGACCGCCACGGCCAACCAGTCACTGGCTATGAGTTGATAAACCTATCCTCATCAGACGCACAAACTCTAAGCAATATGATTTCTGGCACGGGCGTACTTCTCTTGTCTGGCGCTGGGGTCACATCTAGCACTTGCTACCTCACCTATGTCGACACCACGGCTTTAATAGGTTATGTAAGTAATCCTATTAGCACGACTAACACGACTTGGACCGCCACCGTCATATCAGCACCGGCGTTAGTGACCTGCGATAACAACTCCACTATCTCTAGCCTCTATACCCAAGCGACTAATAGTGGCAAGAGCCTTTACCTAACTTTCCGTGGCGAGGGTGCGCGCTGGAATACTAGTGTTTTGACTTCAGGGCCAACGCCGTATTGGCAGGTGACTGGTATCCCAACAGATAGCACCAACTCTTTCTACATCAACAACTCTTCCTTAGATAACTACGCACCAGCACAAAACGCCTATTACAACGGTGATAGTCAGAACTACATCTATCTATGGGAAGTCGAGCAGTCGCCAACGCTTGCCAATGGAAACACCAATCCTTTCTACCTTGCTTGGACTATCCCACTCGGCTCTTCGCTTTCAGCAGCAAACTACGATGGAACGGGTAGCGGCGTAGTCTCACTACAGAACGGAACTATCGGTGGCGTTCACTTAGCCGGAACTACAGTCGGCTCTTACATCCTCGGAAAGCGTTGGATTGGGTCGAATACGGCTGCTGATTTGGAAGCCCTTAACGCAGACCAAATCGGTTCTCGCTACACCTCAAGTCTCTATTCAGATTTGATGGGTGGAGTCTCGACTTCGTTTATCGCAAGCCCAGCACCGGCCCAAACCTCGGTATCCCTAAACCTCACGCTCTCTAGCGGAGGCAACCAACTTGCGACTTTGGCTGGCGCGAACACCTATGGGTCAGTCACGGGCGTAATCGTAGGTATGTTGGTTCAGGGAACGGGAATCCCTAGCGGTTCTGTAGTCACTTCTGTCGTTGCACCTTATGTAGTCGCATCTACCGGGCTACCCACTGCTGGAATAATCTCTATCTCTAACAACGCCACTATTAGTGGAGTCGAGAATATCACATTTTCGAGCAATATTATGAACCTAACTGCTGATATCGCCAACGATGTGAGCGTGGCGATTATTGGAACGGGCAAGACCCAAGAATCCGTTTTGCTTTCGGGCTCGTATGTCGGCGTGGATGGCTCGCTAAACAATGTTCCTATCGTTTGGGATTTGGTTCCCGGCAACACTTTCCGATTCGACCACTACGCCGGTGAGCCTATTTTCACCCCAAATATCCTTTGCTACACCAATCCGCTAACGAACGACCACGGTGCGGATACCCCTGTTATTGGCTCGCCAGATACAAGCACTACAACTAGTGCGACATCATCTACGGCATTGATAGCGCAGAATATCTAGAGGACCCTATGCCATCAATCACCACTGACGCCTACCTAGATTTCGACCAGCCGTGGTTAACAACGGGCATTAACGGTCAGCCCAATATCAATACCCAACTCGTTGCCCCCACTTCTGCTGGCGATGAAAGTATCGTTGTCCAAAGTCGGGCCGGATTCCCCACCTCATACCCCGATGTTTTCCCGGCTTTTAACAACTCGGTTTCCACCACTAGCCCCGGCTACTTTGCCTTGCCCGAAATCGGCCGTGTTTCGGTAGTTGTTGCCACTACTGACACCACTATCACCTTTAACGCAACCACACAACTTCCTATTGCCGCGCCTTTTAACTTCACGATAGGTGGAACGACCCTTACGGCTTCCACAATCACCTATGTCGTTCCTACGACCGCTACAACTAGCGCAAGTGTATCCTCGGCAACCATCAACCTCGCCACTGCGGTTGGTGCTTCTTACGGCGTTGGAACGCCTATTCACCTCGCCAACCTAGACACTAGGGGCTCATACTCTTCTTTGGAATTACCACACGCTTTCCTAACGGGAACAGGGATTGACATCTCAAACGGCCAAAACTACGGTTCTCTGCCAGTATCACCACTTCCATACTCAATCGCTGACAAAACACCCCTCACTATCCATCAGGGCTTGTTCTACCAAGACTTAATCGTGCGAAACGGTGGCGCTGGAGCCCAACTCAATGCCGTTGCTGGGCAGACGAGTATCAATGTTGCCAATAGCCGAATAGTAGCGACAGTTGTTAGCACCACAACCCTAACCATCACTAATAGTTCGGCTAGTTATTTAGCCGGCAATCTTTTTATCGGCCAGAATATTTACGCTTCTAGTTCCGACACAGTTATTGGAAGTATTGCGAGCATTTCAGCAACCTCAACTACGCCAAGTATTACAATTACGCTTGCCGCTGGTCAGAGCCTCGGAACAATCGGTAGTTCATACACCTACTACAGCGCGTTTTACGCTTTCTACAACTTTTACCCAACTAACTTTGGAACTAACGGAGTCGTGAATAGTGCGTTTAACCAGCCGAACAACACCGACGCCGTTGGTGCGATTGTTTCGGTTCAGTTGACCGAACCACTCTCACCGGGAGACTCCCTAGTTCTTTCCGAGACTTATACAGCCACTACAAGTGGGGCAACAAGTATCAGCACAACGCCCACGACCCTAGCCCTAACTTCTGCCCCTACTAATTGGCCCAATAATGGCGCTTTTAGCGTAATCATCAACAAGGTTATGAAAGAAGTGTTTTACACCGGCATTTCGGGAAGCACTTTAACCGGAGTTAGCGTGGCGGCTGGTTCTTTTACTATCCCAAATGCTTCTACTATCACGGTTTACTTTACTCAACTCCTTGAAGTGGATAAAGCGTCTACTATCCGAGCAAAGCAAATCTCCGTAAAGACTTTCCAGCCAAACTACGCATACGACGCTAATGCGACTGTCGTAAAGACTTACGAGTTATCTGTTGATACCGGAAGTCTCCAAGAGAAGATTTATCCCGTTTCAGCACCGTCTTCACTAGCCGCTGACGGATTCTCTGCCCCTTATCAGGTAATCCTCGGAACGCCGATGATGAATAACCACGCTATCAACTCGCAAGTTCTTTGGTATCAGATGCCCCAGAGCCCAAATATTGCTGATGTTTGCTACCGACCCGACCTCAACCAATTCCAAATGTATGACGGCCTCGGATGGCGATACGCGCGCGTTCAGTCGGTTCAGCCTATCTACACAATGCTTGGTGCGAACGGCGGTCTAGATAAAGAGTTGTTTTCACTCTACGACCCTATTAACAAGACAGAAACCCAGCAGGACACTTTCACCAACAACTCAAGCGTTGCCTACACCACCCACTTCGGCTCTTTGTTTGGAAACGACCCCAACAATGTCGAGTGGACTTACGATGTTCTCTCGCGAGTTCAGATGCACATTCAGGCCGCCGTTCCGCCGGGCAAGCAAGTTGCTTTCCGTAGTCTCGGAATGCACATTGTTTTTAGGTCTGCCCCCTCGGTTGATGATGTTCTAATCAAGCCAACAGATACCGTGACTTTCTCGGCTGGTGAAACGCCCGCTATCGGTTGGAAATACAGCGACTTTGACGAAGACCCACAGAACGGATGGGAAGTCCGTATCTTTGATGACACCACCTACCAAAGTCTTGGTTTTTCACCAGATACATCTACGCCTATTTGGTCAAAATCGGGGAATGATGACTCTACCCAAACTTTGATTGATTCCTCTATCGGTTTTAAGGACAACACCCTTTACTACGCCTATGTTCGAGTATCCAAATCTTTCCAAAACAAATCTTGGTTTGGCTCTTGGAATGTCAAGCACTTCTTAGTTGACCCAGCGCAACCTCAACTTCCAATGTTGGCTGTCTATAGCGATGGCGAAAACGCAATCAATCGCCTAATCGTTCAGTCAAGCGACAACTTGCTTTCCGAAGCCAATGCTGATTTCCCAAGCAATATCGGCAACTGGACAATTACGGCGAACGACACGGCAAATACCCAACTATCTGTTGGACTCGTATCTACTCATATTCAGCAGTCGCTAGACAAGACCAAGATTTACACCCAACTTCCTATTGGAACCGATGCAACCCTTGCTACACCTATCGCAACTACCACTACGGCCGGAACAAATATCACTATCAATGGTGCGGGTCTACCTATTTCTGGGAGTTTTTGGGTAAATATCGGTGGGGCGATTGACGCAACCACAGGCGTTATTAGCGGAAACATCTCTGGTAAGACAAGTGAAAACATTTTGCTTCAGACCGTTTCTCAAACCACAACAAGTGGAACATACAAGATTCTTCAGCGCGCTTTCCCTGTCCAATATGGCCCGGTCGGTGCTTCCACAACGCCAGCGGCCCACGCTTCGGGAGACAACGTTTCATTTGGTCTTCAAGCACCTGTTTATTTCGGCTCAACGGCAAATATGTCTTGGACACAGAAAACTAAGCATTCACGACCAAAACCTGATTACGCTTTTGTCGCAACTGGTAAGGGTTCTGCCCCTGTAAAAAACCGTTTTGTTGTTCACAAGGGAAATAGCAAAGAACACCCACTTAAGGTCGTTATCCACGACCCCAATAATGCTTTCTACGCACCCGGACAAGGCGCGGGCAAAAAAATAAATGTCCACTACACCCACTTCACCGTTCCGCAACCAAAAGCAAGTGGAACTTCTGGCAAAAAGGCCCAGAAGAAGTTAAAAGCAACCACCAAAGTTGTTCGCTCAAATATTGCTGAAGTAGCAACTATTGATAGCGTCCACGCAATGCCACCAATCAAACAAGGTGGCTGGACTACCTTTGGTCAGGTCACTGCTGATACCTACGGCTCACGCCAACTAATCCTACCCCCAACTACGCCGCCTAAATACAAATACCAAAATGTAAAGAGCGTTCCTATCAAAATGTCCGTGACTGGATTTATGGGGCTTTTCGACACCAACATAAAGAAAAACCAAAAGGTCGGAACATCACGACTTCTACCAGCAGGAACAAAAATCCGTTTTGTTAACGGTTCTAGCAAAATGACAGCCGTTCTGTCCTCTCATTGGCAAGGGCCAACAGGCCCTAACGGAAACGATGGTGAAAAGACCTTTAATATCCGACCAATCGGAAACGGATGGGCTTTCCAAAAGTTCGGCACTAAATCAACCGGCCCACTCTCTAGTTCGTCTTTTATTATCCCCGCTGGAACTGAAATCCAAGTTTATACATCGGAAACACCGTCCAAATACAAACTCGTTTACTTCCAAAAGAACACTATTGGTCAAGGAGACTATAAGGGTCTTCACTTAGTCGAGGGCGACTACCTAGAGTCGGCAAACCTTGATGTTGGGGCAACGGCCGCACCGGGTTTCAGCAAACTAACTGGGTACACCCAACAATTTACTTATACCTACACAACCTTTGAGCACTTGCTACAAGTGATTGGGCCGTTAGGTTCGGGCAATACTATTCCCTTTACCTCTGGGGTCACGGCAAATACGATAGCCGGAACAGATACTTTCCAAAGTGTCACTATCGCCACTACTGCCACTATTTCAGCAAACCAATATCAAAACTGGGAAGTTGCCGGAGATGGCATTGAGACTGGAACTCGTATCACGAGTCACGGCCCTACTTCTGGCGGTAGTTTTATTGCCTACCTATCGAATCCCGGCACAGTTCTCTACGGAGTCACGCCGGGGAATGCCAATATTACGGCTATTAGTGGGAGCGGAACAACGGTCACTTATACAGCAAGCAACACTTTTGTTAGTGGTCAGCGAGTTTCTATTGTTGGGGCGTACAATCAGGCTTTTAACGGAAACTTTACAGTCGCTACTGCCACTACCGGCTCATTCACCGTGACCTCAAGTGCGACAGGGCCAACCTCAACCGCTACGGCCTACGCCCCGTCGAACCTCTCTCCGCACGTTTCTCTCCACGCACCTATCAACCTTGTAGCAACAAGTATTGCCGCCCCTGTGACACCAGCAGGTAGCCGAAGTATCTATGTTGGAACTTTCCAGCCAAAGACCGACTTCCCCCAATACACGCCTGTCCACATTTCAGCACCGACTCAATTTACAGATGGAACGGATGTCCTTAACCCACTTCTCTTGCAGCCATCGGCCTCTACCACTACGGCAAATGGTCCAACGGCAGGAGTCACCGAAATTGGAATCTATGATGGCTTGGCTTGGTCTAGCGCCAACTCTGCTTCCGTAGAACCCTCTGGCTGGTATGGATTAGCAGGCTTTATCCAATCAATCAACGGCGCTTACTTCTCTCTAAGCGCTACCTCTGCGAGTGGAACAACCTTTACCCTCTCCACCACAGCCCCAGCAGGTCTGCTTGCGAATATGACTATTAGTGGTTCTGGCATTTCAGCAGGAACGACTATCACGGCTATCTCTGGCAACACCCTAACTTTGAGCCAACCAGTATCAACTACGGCATCACTTTCGACTGGCTATATCGCCTACTCGGTTCCAACTTTCAGTATGTTTATTGACTGGTATGACGAGGCAGGAAACTTTATTGGCACAAGTGACGGTCGAACCCACTACGACACCACTAGCACCGTTTCCACTACGGCAGCGATTATGGGCGTGAAAATTGGGGCTCTGGGTCTAGACCCAACAGTTGACCCCAACTCGGATAGCAATAAGGGTTTCTACCCCAATGCGATTATCGCCCAAGCCCCCTCAAATGTAGTAGTAGCCACAAACGCAATATTCGCCTACGACCTAGCAACTACGGCTACGGGAACCTTTACTCTCCCATCAGCAACGACACTCTTCATCAAAGCAGGCACAACCCTAACCACCACCAACGGCGTTCAGGTAGTCACTATTGGCGACACGAGCATTGGTGCTACGACTATCTACGCAAGAGTCACCGCCTACCCCGGCGATACCGCCACTCTCTCTATCAACGCCACTCGTGCTTGTCCACGAATCCAACTCGCAAGTGTGAGCCCGGGCGCTACAGGTGTCACTGGTGATATCTACGCGCTCTCAAACATTATGTTCCAAGCCGTAGCCCCACCTCTTCCGATTGACGGAACGGCAAACAACTACACGATTCTGAATAGTGCAATTCCAACTATTTCAGCACCTTGCGACCCGACTATTGGAACTGGCACATCACTAGCGGTTCCAATCAATACCCCTATGGATGGTGCTTACACCCTTTGGGTTCTTGACCCCACCAACGACAAGGGAACTCGTGAAATCAAGTTAGGTGCTGAATTGCCAACCTTTACGGCAACTCTTACAGTTCCTACTTTTGTCGGTGCAAAGTTCGTAAACCTTTCTAATGTTGATGACTTGGCCGATTCGGGTCAAATCACCCTTGACTACGGAAACGCCAACGAAGAGACAGTTATGATTGACGCCGCTAATTGGGATGGCTCACTCACAGTTCCACTCACCACACCTATTTGGTATGTCCACTCTCTCGGCGCTCTTGCCTCGGCTACCGCCGCTGGTTTGTCCACCGAAGTAATCACCCCGCAAGCAATTGGAACGCGCGTTGCCGCAATTACTTGGAATAACTCTGGCTGGCTCAACGAGGCTAACGACTCTTACACCGTAAAGATTGACCGAACCGAAGACAACGGAACAACTTGGACTACGCTTCGCAAGGCTAAGAACCTACCTATTTCAGCATCGGGCATTGGCTATGTAGATGACTATGAATGCTCACCTAGCAAGAATATTTATTATCGCCTACAAGCAACCTCTACGAACAACGATTCCACTTCCCCTGTGGCTGGATTGACCACCCCTGCGCTTGGGCCGACCCAACTTACTGTCAACTCTTGGTGGATTTCTAGTTCTAGCGATGTCACCCTACGCTTCCCAATCCTCGTTCAGAACAAGGTTGAGGAATCGCAGAAGCACCCTGTTGGTATCTTCTACCCACTTGGTTCTAGCCGACCATACACAATCGCTGGTGTGGTTCAGGGCCGTGACTCCAAACTCACCGTTATCTGGGAAAACGAAGCAGAGTGGCCTAACTTCCTCAATCTGCTGAATACAGGCGAAACCCTAATCCTGATTGACCCTGTAGAAGCCGAGCGTCGCTATGTCTTTATCCAAACTGATGTTCAGGTCACGCACTACGCATCAACACAGCCCTATCGTGAACTAGTGATTGATACAGTAGAAGCCGCACCACCCGGCTACGGCTACACCTACGGAAGTTAACTATGCAAAAGATGAGCGACAAACTGCGCCAATCCCTTTTGGGGTCTAATCGCCCTATGGTCGTGGTGAAAGCAAAGTCTCCGCACGGATTAGTGACAAACCTAAATATCGAAAAGGGAACTGTCACGGTTGACCACACGGCCCAAGACGCGCGCCGAACTGTAGAAATCACCATCACAGACGAGAGTATCGTTCCCGACCTTTACGATGCCTACGGCCCTGTCAATGTTTACGCTCACCAGTTGTATGTCTATCGTGGCGTTCTTTGGAACTCAAGCCAGATTGACCCTGCCCTTTGGACTTGCCAAGCCCCAATCCCAGAAAACTTGCTTGTGCCAGATAACCAAGCCTACGAACTAATCCCTATGGGCGTATTCCGAATCACTAGCGTTTCTACTGACGAAGACAAAGAGGGAAATGTCGTGACCACCATTAAGGGGTCTGACATATCGCTTGTTTTGTCTCAAAACCAATGGACCGGCCCGGTCACGGTAGGTCGCACCCCATACACAATTCCAGTCGAGGCTATCTCTTCGTTTGACATCACCCCAGAGCAGACCTATGTGGCTCAAACGATTATGGAAGCCATAAAGATTCTTATCAATAACCGATGGCCGGTTCACCCCGCTTTTGGCCCACCAGAGTTTGACTTCTCTGGCGTAGTTGATATGCCGATTACCGATGCCGTAATTATGGGTAGTTCCTATAACGGTGCTACCTCATCAGGCTCGCCGTGGCAAGACATTACGGCTCTAGCAACTGCGCTTGGTGCTGAATTGTTTGTAGATGCGAGAGGCAAGTTCGTTCTTCGCACCGTTCCCGACCCGAACTCGCTACCGCCAGTTTGGAGTTTCCTAGATGGTGATGGTGGGCTACTTACCAAAGTGACTCGTGAAATCAATGTCGACAAGACCGTGAACTTCGTTATTGCGACTGGCGAAGGCGTTGGAGTCGCCGTTCCACTCCGCGCTGAAGCGATTGACAATGACCCAACTTCGCCTACCTACTATCAAGGACCGCTTGGCCGTATCGTTGGGCGTGAGTCTGGGCGTAAGCAGTTATACACAATTCAGCAGGTTCAGAACGCCGCTAACACTTACCTCAACTGGTATGTGGGTGCTGACGAGCAGGTTTCTATCGAGGGAGTCGTGAATCCCGCTCTTGATGTGGCAGACATTATCAAGGTTCGCCGTAAGCACTTGGGTATCTACGATGCCGCCACAGTCTTTACCGACCTCAAAATGGATGTCTATACGGGCCAACTTTATAGTTCGATTATCTGTTCACCAGTTCGTCTTCCCAAAAATGCAACCTCGCTTCCAGCAGGAACGACTATTCGTTTATTAAACAACTTCTCTTCGCAAGATGTGGTTCTTTCGCAAAGCGTATCGCCGGGAGATACGGTGCTGAATGTCGAGCCTTTCCGCCCCAATGTGACCTATCGCAAGAACTGTATTGTCGTTGACCCAACTTTGCCTAGCGATGGGAGCGTTTCCTACTTCGTGGACAAATTGGTTATTCCACTCGACCTTGATAGCCCACTACAAATCACCGCGCGCGCCCGTCGCCACGGTAGTAAAAAGGATGCTATCCGTCAGGCCGCATACGACCAAGGACAGGTCAACTAATGGCATCTACAGACTTCAAGCGTTTAGCCGAACTCATCAAGAACGATGGCGACTTTCGCCACCAGCCAAATACGGAAATCCGTATGGCTGTGGTGATTGGCTACGACCCCAACTACGACACCACCGCCAAGAAGCACAGTTATCCATTCGTAAGTATCACTCTCGCGGGCGACACGACACCAATGCACCGTATTCGGTTCTCCGAGTCGTATGTTCCAAATATCGGTGACACCGTTTGGGTAGCCCTCTCTGGCCCTGATGCTTGGGTTATGGGCTCGTTGGCGGGTGCGCCGAAAGAAGTTATCGGGCAACTCCGTTCACCAGTCGTGGTTCTAAAAGGAACGGAATACACCGACACAAGTGCGTTCACCAATACCACGAGTGGCACAATCCACAATTTCCCAAGTGTCGTATCCACTACGCCATACTTGCCTAACCGAATCTACCGAGCCGAACTAACAACTACTTTTACGATTTCGGGCGCACCACAACTGCTGAATAGCGGAACAGGCGTAAGCCTTTCGGGTGGACAGGCGACAGTTCCCACCCTATCCGTTCCAACTATCTACACCGAGGCTATTCAGGTTGACTTCCCAATCGGTTCAGCAACGGGCGCGCCAGTAGCAAACAGCCACACCTACTCTCTTCCAAACAACGGCGTTTACGCTATTGGAACAAATGTAGGTGGCTGGCTAAACGAAGTTCCAAATATGATTAACCGTACTGGCCCGGTTATCGCAACCGGGTTCGGATTAGCCGATGGCGTTCAGGTTATTGGGTGTAATTGGCAAACTACAGGAACGGGGTTTACCGGAACTTATCCATCTGGGGCGACAGCGCAGGCCGCACCCTCGGCGTGGTCTAATGTTTCCACCAATGCCTACGAAGTGTATTTCAGCGGCGGAACCTATAGCAAGTTCTTTGGCTCGACCACCGCTACCTTTATGTCCAATGTAAATATTCAGTTGCTCAACCAAGCCCCAACTATTGCCTCTACCACTGCGACTATCACCACCGAGCCAACCGTGAGTGTCACAAACGGAACCTCTGGTCAAAACTCAAGTAGCAACCTTGCCGAAGTTTCTATCGGAGTAATCGCACCAAACGCTTTACAAGGTGGCGGTAAGTATCAAGAAATCACCAAAATAGATATCACTGGTGCTTACGATGGTAAACAAATAACGATTACAGGCGCACAAACCTTTTGGGAAATACCAAGCGCTGTCCAAACTCCGAGAACTTGGAATCTTGGTCAAGGGCCACAATTTAAGTGGCAAGCCGCTATGAAACTTTCGGGCTCGGCATCCTTTGCGATTACAAATGTTAGTCAGCAGATGTTTATTTACGACTGTGGCGTAGCCTCTTAGAGCAACCGAGATTTGGAAATCCCAGTCTAAAATCCTGCTATGACCCAGCCGTATGTAATCGCAGCGTGTATAACCGCATTCACAACGATTATCGTTGCGATTGGAAACTGGCACTCTAGTCACAAAATGCGCTCCGAGGGGCATAGCGATAGCGAAAAAATCCTCTCTATTTTGGAACGCCACGACACCCGATTTGACCAAATTGACCTCAAGTTTGAGCGCGCCGACACCCAATTCGAGCGCATAGACCTACGCCTAGATTCCATAGAAGACAAGGTAGAACGGCACTTGGGGTGGCACCGGGCGGATGCTGAAAAAGGTTTGGAAAAACTCCTAAAGCGCGATTCGGCCCCCGAAATAGATTCCTAAATCTTTGACACCGATACTCGGATATCGGTAAGATAAGTAAGCATCTCGGTTTCTCTGGGGTGCTCTAGATACTCTGAAAAGGAGATAATTATGGCAACAACCCCAGCATTGGACCCAAAGGCAATTACTGCTGAAATCACTCGTTATGTCGTTCCGGCTCTGGTCGGTCTGCTCGTATCGGTAGCAGCAAAGGCTGGCTTTAACCTCTCGCCAACGCAGGCTTACGCAATCGTAGCCCCAGCCGTAGCGACCGGATACAGCACTCTGGCCCACGCACTTGAGGCGAAGTACCCAGCACTTAACCGAATCCTCGGCGCAGTAAAGCCCACCTCAATCACGAAGTAATCTCGCATTAGCGATTGTTTGCTCTAAGAGCAAGAAGCCCGCTAAGTTTGGCTAATCACCAGACCTAGCGGGCTTTCTCTTTGTAATTGTGTTGGCGAATAGAGCGGAGTAGAACTACCCGCCAACACAAACCTTGTGCCTTACTCGGATACCTTTACCGATACCGACACGCCACCCTCGGTGTGCGAGAGGCCGGAAATCACCGCGCCCGTGATTGGGTCGATAACTTCCTCGCCGTTAAAGTCTACGACTTTTTTGATAGTGGAAACATCAGCCTCACGCTTGATACGCACCCAATCCGAGTGTCCGTTTGATTCGGCCCACTCAAGGAACGAATCCAAGTCCGAGACAGATACCTTGCTAGGCGTATTGCGACTAGTCACCTTGCCATCGGGGAAGTCAAGTGACTTACGACCGTCTTGCTCATCTTCACGGATACGCACTAGGTATTCACCAACTATGCGCTCGAAGTAATCAACTACGCGCTGGTTGCCGACCGTGTTTTCTTCGACCCAACGATTGATTCGGTCGAGTTCGATTTGAGCCTGTCGCTTCACCTCGTCAATTCGGCGTTGCGATTGGGCGATACGGCGAACGGCCCACAGAGCCTCGTCATCGTTCTTGATAGCGTAGTCGTCGCTACCAAAATCTTCGGGCTGTCCGTCTTGAGCCAAAAAATCCTCAAGGCTCGGCATCTCTTCGTTGCTGAAATCAAAATCTGACACCTGTATCTCCTTTACCAAAACTCAACTTGTTGCCCGGTATCAACGGCGGCACGAAGCGTGTCAATGAACACCTCAACATCTTCAGTCCAATCCTCACTAAAGTTCGGAAGCAGACCCTCAAGGCGATTAGCCAAGACCTCGGCATCTTCGGCCTCAATAACTCCGTCACAGTCAGAGTGAATGAACAAGAACGCTAGTGGCTCTCTAGGCTTCTCGGCCCATAGACCCTGAACATTAGCCTCGGTGAACCCCTTGTCGAGAAGCGACTCGGTGGTGATTCCACTCGCTCGCTCTACCTCTCTACGGAACTCTCCGAAAGCCGAGTATGTGCTCTTCCAATACTGCCTGTCATCTACTTGGAGTGAAAGCCCCATTAGTTATTCTCCTTTTTCTTTGATACGAAACCTGCTGGTGAAGTGTAGAAGTTCCCCTTGCGGCGAGCGTATTCAATAAACGCCTGTGCTTGCTCTAGGGAATCGAAGTCACCTACCTTTGCCGACTTACCAGCATCAATTCGGTCAAAGGATACGAAGTATGGATTGCTCTCCGAAATACGGAACGCTTGGAAAGCAAACACGCCCTCATCGTGAACGAAGTAATCAGCACCTCGTTCGTCTAGGAACTCGTAATCACGCTTGGTCCAAAAGTTGTCTGACATAACTACTCCATCTCCGACATACGCTCAACGAAAATATCCTCAAGGATACTCTCGGTCAAAGCGTCATCTAACTCGCTGTCCTTAGCGGGCGTAGGCAACACATACGATTGGTCAGCAATCATCTTGAGAACGCCAACGGCAAAGTCAAAACGATTCTTGTTGTTTTCACCAACTATGTCTCGAACGAGGCTTCCTTGGTGGACCATACTCATAGCGGCCTCGGCTTGCTCAACCGATACAAAGCCACCAATCTCGGCTCGCCATTCACCATCGGCAACCGAAACTACAATCTCGTCACGCCCGGTGAGATTTACACCCCGCGCCGACATACCAATAGTGTCTAGACCGGCAAAAGCCAAGTCAGCACCAAACTCACGGATAACTTCCATACCACTCCTATTACTCAATAACTAAACTCTACTATAGCACTTCGGGTGTGATGTATCCACTACCACCGCACCCATAGCAAACACGACCTGTGTTAAGCCACTTGTCGGCTTCACCAGCACCACCGCAACGGCGACAAATCTTTAGGCCGTTCTTCTTGAGTTCGGCGGCCTTAGCCTTGCGTGCAGCAACCTCGGCCTTACCCTCATCAGATTCGGCGTAAGCAATTCGGCGGGCTTCTGCCTCGGCAGAGATAGCCTCGTTCTTCGCAGCAACCTCAACCTCACGAGCCCGATTGATTTCGTGTTGTGCTGATACTTGCTCGATGATGCCATT